TGCGTTTGTGGATGTCCCAGAATTTCCATCTGTAATTGAGACTTTAGAGTACTGTTACAGGTGGACTAACAATCTTGCTGGTTCATGGAGTAAAGGTGAAATCCTTACTGGTGATAATGGTGAGACTGTTAACAATGGTGACTACAATAAGAATGTGACTGTAATGGCAGACCTTCCAATTTATAATGGAGTGACATATGGTTTACGTTCTACTTCAGTAGATGACCAAATGGTAATCGGTAATCAAAAGTATGTGGTTGCTGGTTGTGGATTTAAAACAATTGATGGAAAGGAAGTTTAATTATGAGTGCAGTAAAAAGTTTAATGATGGATGTAGAAGATTTCGTATATGATTTCTATACTGAAACTGGTGAAATGACAGACACACCAAAAAATATTGTCCAGAAAGCAATTGACAAGTTTGGTTATTCTTTTGGAAGTTATGCAAAAGATGTTATTGACCAAACTGAGGAAACTCATGGTGGACATTTTGAGTTTAACAGTCTGGTGAGTAATTAATGAATAAACTACTTCTACCACTTGTACTGCTCTGTTCAGTTGGATGTACAACTGTTTATGGTAATGATGTTATCAAAGGAACAACTTTATCGGTTGATGGTTTTGTTGTGGAAACAACAGGCCCAAATGATAATCCAATCATTATAGATAATACTACAGATAAAGTACAAGTGATTTATTACGGTAATTTGTGGGGTCAATTGTTTGACCCGAAACCAGTGCCTTTTCTTGACCCTAGACAATCTAGATGTAAAGCAACATGGCACAACGCTGGGACGGTATGTAATGTCAATTAATGAATTTTTAATAAGTCTACTGGTAAGTGTAACACCAGTTGAGATGGATGATAAACTGGTGATTAACGAATACTTAAATCAAGAGGCAGTTTGTCTTACACAGAATGTGTATTATGAAGCAAGGAATCAACCACTCGCTGGACAGATGGCAGTGATGTCAGTAACACTTAATCGTGTGAAGGACTCAAGATTTCCGAACACAATTTGTGGTGTAGTGAAACAAGGCCCAACTAGACCAAGTTGGAAGGGAACTGGTGAAATGATTCCTATCAGACATAAGTGTCAATTCAGTTGGTTTTGTGATGGTAAGTCAGATGTTCCTGCTGATAAAGATACATATAATGAAATTTATCTCTTTACAACTGGGCTTGTTTCTGGTAGACTATCCTTATTAGATATCACAGATGGTGCAACACACTATCATGCTGATTATGTAATGCCTTCTTGGGCAAAGACTAAAACTAAAACTGTGGAGATTGAAGACCATATCTTTTACAGATGGGAGAAAAAATGAATATATTTTATCTAGATAAAGATGCAAAGACAAGTGCAGAGATGCATTGCGATAGTCATGCAAGTAAAATGATTATTGAGTATGCACAGCTCATGTCTACTGCACATCGTGTATGTGATGGTAAAGAAGTCAGACGTTTGAGTAAATCAAATCGTTTACTAAAGACTTATGACCATCCAGAACCACAATTAGACCATACATTGTACAAGTCTTGCCATGTCAATCACCCTAGTGCAATCTGGGTACGACAATCCAAGAAAAACTACAGATGGTTGTATGAGTTGTGGACAGAACTAAACACAGAATTCATGTACAGGTATGACAAAGATGTGCCACACCTTAGTTACAGTAAACTAAAGTATGCACTATTCAGTCCACCAGAAAACATGGAAGAAGGTGTATTTACAGAACCCACTCAAGCAATGCCAGATGATGTGAAGAACAAAAGTTCAATTACGGCATATCGGGACTACTATATAAAGTATAAGACACATTTACACAACTGGAAGAATCGTAATGTGCCTTACTGGTTGGAGGAAAATTATGCTACATAAGATTAGTGATATGTGTGATAAGATTGATTCTATTAAGAAGATGAGTGACAACCTTAGAAGGGCAAAGTACTCTGAACCAAAAAAGGAAAAACATGTCATAAATGAATTGATTGAGAATATTCAATCAGATTGTTTATCAATTGCGATGGACAAGGGAACATACTGGAAACCTAATAAGGATTCAGTTATTGGGGTTATGTCGCCTGAGGAAGAACGTGAATGGAAACTCATGGACAAAATGCGTGATGTACAAAATAGAAAAATAATCAAGGACAGTGATTTATAATGCCAACATTTACATTTAGGAATACTGAGACAGGTGAGGAGTTTGATGATTACCTATCGAATGCAAAAAGAGAAGAACTCTTAGAAAAAAATCCTCACATCAAACAAATGCCATCTATGTTCAGTATTGCTGGTGGAACTGGTGATAGAATTAAGAACGATGCTGGATGGCACGAGGTATTAGCGAAAGGTGCAGAGGCACATCCCGATAGTCAATTAGGGCAACGGTATGGTAAAAAATCTGCAAAACAAATTAAAACGGATGCGGTGATTGCTAAACATCGCTCGAAATGGAGAAGTAACTGATGGCTAAAGCAAAAGACATTAGAATTGACCAAATGGTTAGTATAAAACCATTAACGGAAAATCAAAAGAGAGCATTTGCATCATATAAGAATAATAAGAATTTATTTCTTTACGGTGCAGCTGGAACAGGTAAAACATTTGTATCTTTGTATAATGGATTACAAGATGTATTAAGACATGAAACACCATATGATACAGTGTACATGGTTCGTAGTGCAGTCCCTACTCGTGAGATTGGTTTCTTGCCAGGCGATGAGGAAGATAAGACAGCACTGTTCCAAGTACCATATCAGAACATGGTTAAGTTTATGTTTGAGATGCCTGGCGAAAGAGAATTTGCAAGTCTATATGAAAGACTGAAGAACCAAGGTTCATTGATGTTTTTGACTACTTCTTTTCTAAGAGGTATCACATTAGACAATGCAGTAATTATTGTGGATGAGTGTCAGAACTTGACATTCCATGAGTTAGATACAATTATCACTCGTGTAGGACAAGATTCAAAGATTATTTTCTGTGGAGATTTCTTCCAGACAGACTTGATGAAATCAAGCGACAAACAGGGAATGGTAAACTTTATGAAAATCCTAGACGCAATGGAACAGTTTGACAATATCGAATTTACAATTGGAGACATTGTACGTTCTGGTTTTGTAAAAGAATACTTAATCAATAAAATTAGACTAGGGGTTGAGTAGGTTAATCAATGTATAGAGTAACAGCATGGTTTAAAGATAAAAAAATATCTAAAGAGTTTTATAATTTTTTTGATGCTGCTGAATATAGAGATGATGTAGATGCACATTATCCAACAAAAGTAATTTTTAGAAAGGTGATAACAATGAAAGAATTTATATACAATAGTTGGAATGTGGTAATGAACCACGAGAAGAATCCATTGAGTGCAATACCAGATTTTAGTACACGGCATATGATTATGCAAGTACTAGCATGGATGTGGTGTATAGTATTCGGTATTATAGTAGGTAGTATGTATGCTGGTGTATTCAGTATGGTTTTGCATACCCTATTACTAGGAGCAGTTGCAATAACAGTTGCAACTTTTGAAACTGCGAAACGTAAACCAGAATACTTTGGTGGATTTGGTCGTGGTAAAGGTGGAGAACATGAGTAATAATGAGCCATATCATAATAAAGGTGTAGGACTAGCGTTCTTGATTATCGCATTTACTATGATTGGAGTACCAATTATCATTGGTGTATCAATGGGTTGGTTTAACTTGTTTGGTATACTAGGTTTATAATTAGTAAAAGGTATTGACATTCGTGTGTGATTGGTGTATACTGTACACTAGAAAATTAAATAATGAGGAATAATATGTTTATACATAATCCAGTAGATATCCCAGAGGTATCAACAAAAAATATAAATCGTAAGCGTTTCTATAATACGCCTACAGGATTTTATCCATCCATTACAACCGTATTGGGTGTTCGAAAAGAAAAGAAAATTGGACTTGCCAAATGGCGTGAACGTGTAGGTAATGATGTTGCAAATCATATTATGAGAACTGCAGCTGCTCGTGGAACTGCTGTTCACTCTATGGTAGAAGATTTCCTAAATAACAAGGATGTATTAAAAGAAGATTTTGCATTCTTACCTTGGTGTTTGTTCTCACAACTACAACCAACTCTGAAAGCAAAGGTGAATAATATCTATGCTCAAGAAGCAGGATTGTGGAGTGAGAAGTATCGACTTGCTGGTCGGGTAGACTGTATTGCAGAATGGGATGGTGTTCCATCTATTATTGATTTTAAGACTTCTCGTTCAGAACGTAAAGATGATTATAATTTTGAGTATTATATGCAAGCATCTGCTTATGCAGAGATGTTTGAAGAAAGAACAGGAATTGAAATCAATCAGATTGTTATTCTTGTTGTAACGGAAGATGGACTCGTACAAGAATTCGTAAAGGATAAGAAGGACTATCTTCAAGACTTGGTTGAAACTATCGACCTGTTTACAGAAGAATGGATAAAAGAAAATGAAGAACTTAAAGAAAATGATGTTATCGGCGCTCCTGTTTAGTGCAACAACTGCCGTAGCAGAACCGTTTTGGGTAAATAAACCTTTACAGTGTGGAACTCTAGAAGATATTGTAGAGACTTCTAAAGTGTATGGGGAGAAACCTTCAATACTTTTTGAAGGTAGAACTATAACTCAGACTGGCGAATTTTCTAGTTCTAAGTTCATTATTGCAACCAATGAAGAAACTAAAACTTGGACATTAATAGAATTTCCAGCTGGAAGTGATGTTGGATGTATTCTTGGTAGGGGTGATGGACTAGTAAGATTGTTGGGGCAAGGAGAATCAATATAGATTTATCTATTGACATTCAAATGCTTTTATGATATAAATATACTACAATTTGCATGACGCAGACTGAAAACTATATAGGACTTGGGGGCAGTACCCAACGCCTCCACCATAAACACTTGGAGAAGTATATGTTTAAATGGTTATCAAAAACTAGACTTGTTGTGATTACAAAAGACTATTTTAAAGAAAGAAACCGTAGAGCAGATGCTAAGATTCCAAAGTATCTATCTGGAACACGAAGTGTTTATGATGGGGGCGAACTAGGATCGACTAGTAGGAATAGGAAAGTTTAGAATTGTCGGGTGACTCCGTAAATGGTCAAAAACTATAATTGCAAACGACAATTATGTTCCTGTGGATTACGCACTAGCTGCCTAATCGCACTGAGTTTTGAGGGTGTACTTGTAAACAGAAACATCCTCACCTTATTCTCGTTCATCCCTTTGGGACGGAAGTAGCATAATGCGAAGGAACGCACTTAACCTTAACAGGGGAGAGTGCTATGACTTTATATCAAGCATGGTGTTATCGCAAACTGAAGGAAGAGCGAAAACGCAAAGAAAAGATTTTGATGTACTTCAGAATCAGATTGAAAGGGTGACGCCTCAATACGTCCACGCAGTCCAACGGTTAGACTGTTCTTGCAACCCTACTGATATATAAGGGCTCTGCTTAATTTAATGGGTGGGGAGAGTATCCTTTCGCTCTCCCCATTCACCTTAACATGGAGTTTGTAATGAAAAATAACTTAGAAGAACTTGCAGTGATGACACCTAAGAAGTTCGCATTGAAAATTGAGAAGATTGTCAATCAAGGAACAGGGACAACATATATGGATGCAATACTAGACTATTGCGAGAAACACCAGATGGAGCCAGATGCAGTCGCACCTTTAATCTCCAAACCACTCAAGGAAAAAATCGAAGCTGACGCAAGAGAACTAAACTACTTGCCCAGAGTAGCAACACTACCAGTATAGGTAAATCCAATGGAAGCGTGGGAATGCTATCAAATGTATCTTGGTCTGAAACTTCATTTCACCACAGATTACGACTACAAAAAGTATGGGGGTAAAACCTCAGCAACCAAAGCATCATTCCTAAAAAGAAGGGACAGAAACTTTTTCGCCAAGACGGCAAGAAAATACGATACCAAAACACTAGACTACTTTGTAGCGAATTTCGTGAAATCACCAAAAGGATATATAGGTGAATTTTCAGAGGAGAACTACATGGAGTGGAGTAAAAATCGACAGTCATTGTCCTATAACTTTATAAATGATATGTCATTATTATTTGCACAAGTTGAAGATTTTGAGTCAATTTTCTCTTGCCAAAGTGGACAACATAGTGTATTATTAAAGAACTTCCTCGCAAAGAGGATACGATTAGAAACGATGGTGATACTGCAAGGTTTACTATCATATGTCAAACAGCATGATGAGGATTTAAAAGATGATTTAATTTGGCCAGATGTTAGACGAGCTGTCGTCAAGTACGGAGTATTTCTCTCATATAATAAAGAGAAATGTAAATCGCAACTACTCAAGCTGATAAAGGAGACATTCTAATGTCAGATGAACTCATTCGGGAACGAGACTTCTTTCGTGCAAAAATGCAAGAACTAGTCACTCGTGTGAAGGTGTTGGAAGGGGACAATGCAGAACTGCAAAAACGTGATGCAGAAGTTACCCAGCGTTTGCAAGAGATTGCAAATATAAAACCAACATCATATCGTCCACGTTACCGACAAAAAGGTAACTAGGACAATATCCTAAGTAAGATAATAAACTGCTTCATTGATACGGAGATGTTATGAAAACAACAAGACTGTCACACACTAAGTGGAAAATTGAAACAATAGTTAATGGCAAAATCAAAGAAATGATTTATGACTTCCCCCTAGTACTCAACCAAGTTGGTTGGGATTTTGAAACCCGAAACAAGGATAATGATGGTGACTGAAGAACAAGGAATTAATAGAATGCTGACTACAGCAAGACTTATATCATATAGTCAACCACAAGAAGGAGAACTCTATGTCGGTGACAACTTACAGGAACTCGTGGCGTATTGCGCCCGTGTCTCCAATCCATCGAATCAAGCCACACACGAAACGAGTGAAAAACTCATACGATATCTATGTAAACACAAGCATTGGTCACCATTGGAGATGGTTAGCGTCTGCTTAGAGGTAGAGACAACCAGAGATATTGCACATCAGATTGTTCGTCATCGTTCATTCTCTTTCCAAGAGTTTAGTCAACGATATGCAGAACCATCTGCAATGGGTAATGAAATGGTGATTAGAGAATGTCGTTTACAGGATACAAAGAATCGTCAAAATTCAATTGAGATTGAAACTGACCCATCTATTCAAGAGAATGCAAAGATGCAAGACTTGATTACTGAATGGGGACGTAGACAACATGGTATCATTAATCAAGCGAAAGCATGCTACGAATGGGCAATTGAGAATGGTATCGCAAAAGAACAAGCACGTGCTGTCTTACCAGAAGGTTTGACTAAGACACGACTTTACATGAATGGTACATTACGTTCATGGGTACATTATATTGAGTTACGTTCTGAGAACGGAACACAAAAAGAGCATATGGAAGTTGCACAGAAATGTGCATTAGAGATTGCAAAAGTCTTTCCATTATTAAAGTCATTATAATTTCAAAAAACTATTGACTTCATGGCCCTTTTAATGTATTATAAATAATGTTATATAATGAATAACGTGAAATACTTTAACATACGAAAAACATACGGAGAAAATATATGTCAATTTCAGCACTAAGAAACCAGAACAGTCTGGATAAACTGTTACAACAAGTCCAAAAGGACGCAACACCCAACACAGAAAAGAAGTCTTATACAGATGAACGTCTGTGGAAACCTGTTGTAGACAAGTCGGGTAACGGTTATGCCGTAATCAGATTCTTGCCTGCACCAACTGGTGAGGAACTTCCTTGGGTTCGTTTATGGAATCATGCATTCCAAGGCCCTACTGGACAGTGGTACATTGAGAACTCTTTGACTACTATGAATCAGAATGACCCTGTGTCAGAGTATAACTCTGCATTGTGGAACTCTGGTGTAGAGTCAGACAAAGAGATTGCAAGGAAACAGAAACGTAAATTGCAATACTACTCAAACATCTACGTTGTTGAGGATACAATGAATCCAGAAAACAATGGTAAGGTTATGCTGTACCGTTATGGTAAGAAAATCTATGACAAAATCATGGAATCAATGCAACCAGAATTTGCAGATGAAACTCCTATCAACCCATTTGATTTATGGGAAGGTGCGAACTTCAAACTGAAAATTCGTAAGGTTGACGGATATTGGAACTATGATAAGTCAGAGTTTGACAAGCCGGTACAACTAAAACCAACGGATGAAGAACTAGAGAAAATCTATGGTTCGTGTCATTCACTCGCTGATTTCACAGCTCCTAGTAATTTCAAATCATATGATGAGTTGAAAGCAAGACTAGATGCCGTTTTGTCTGGAACAGTTGCAACTGCAAAAACAGCTGCAGCGATTGTTGAAGAAGATACTGTGGATTTCACTCCACCAGCGTCTACTCCAACACCAGAACCACAAACCGCACCATTCTCTGCTTCAAGTAATGATGATGACGATGCAATGTCGTACTTTGAGAAACTTGCTAACGAGTAACGTGGAATAAGGTATACTGGACGATGTATCCTTGGTGGTTGAATTGGATTCACACTGAAAGGGCCAGGTAGTAGTAGAGTACAATCTTAGGATTGGGGAAAGGGTTAACATTTCGGTGTTGACCCTTTTTTTTGTTTCTTGCACAACACATTTCCATATATAATTATATACTTTTGGGCAGCCTAAATACG